GGTCACCATGCCCCCCGAGCGCTGGCTGTCCACATCGGCATCCGAGGTGTCGTTGATGCGATCACAACTGCGCTCGACGGCAAGCAGCAGTTGTTCGGCGTGGTCCATGAATTCGAGGTCGGTCATTACAGTTTTCGAATGCGCTCAAGTGCAAGGTGCAGCGCGTGTGCTGCTCGCTTGCCTTGTGGGTTTTCAAGGTTGATTCCTTCGATCGCAGCTTCGATCGCGGCTTCTGCTGGGTCTTCTTCAACTGCTGTTGCGAGTGCAGCTCTGTCTGGTGGGCTGCAATAGCGTTTCCCGGACTTCCACATTGATATGTGCGATTGCGGAACGCCTATCGCTTCTGCTAAGCCGCCATAGCTCCCATAAATCGCTTTACCTTTTTCGATAAATGAAATCAATTGGCTCATGATTTACCTCTTCTGGTAAGATGTGTTTACCCAATGTGATAAATATTATCTCTTTGGGTAATGTCACTTTACCACCATGGAGCCACCCATGCCAGCCCTGCAGCTTCTTCTTCCTGAAATTGCCGCCCCCGAAGCGGCTAACGATTGCACTCCCCCCGAAGTCGGCAGCAATGGCGACAGTTGTGCAGTGGCTTGCATCGCAAACGGTGGGGAGTGCGCCGGGAACGAAAAGCGCAAGGGCCGTCGCCCAGTCCATGCCAGTGCAGCAGCCCGTAAAGCCGCCTACCGCGCTGAAAAGAAACGCATTGATTACACCGACAAGCCCGCCATTGCGGCCACGCTTGAGGAAATCGCGGCTGAGCTTGATTGCAGCAAAAACGAGTTGATGCAATCGCTCGTGCGGTTCGCTTTGACCAACCGCAATTGGAAAACGGTGGGCCTCTACGGCGCGCGCAATAACGGGGTGCTGCAATGAGTCCCGAAGAAAAGCGCGACCTGCAGTACCGGGCAAAGCGGGCTATTTCGGCCCCGGTCCCGAAATCCGTTCTTGAGGGCAACGCCCGACAAGCCGCCGACTACAAAGCCTGCGCTGCAGCGGTTGGCGCTTTCTTGCGCACCGGTCACCAGATTGAGCGCGCCCGCATCCATGTGCTACGCCTTGAGGGTATGCAGGGGCTGCTGCCATGAGCCGCGCCGTGCTTGTGCTTCTTTTTCGTGCGCGCCTTCCGCCGCCAGACCTCGGCGGTCTGCCATCCCCCCTGTCTTTGGAGACAACCGGGGACCCGCGCAGCGCGAATAGCGCGGCCCCGCAGGGGTGCGTGGGGCAGGGTATGGGCAGCATGCCCATGTCGCCCTGCGTGCCACCCGTACCCGCTGAAAACGCCACCACCGCCAGCGCCACCGCGCAAGGGATCGTTACCCGCATGGGCCAAGACCCGCAGGGGCTTGGTGGCGCAGCCATAGAGCCCGGTCCCGAAGGGATGCGCCCTGCAGCTGCTGCCTGCTCGTGCGCTCGCGGTGCATTTGATTGCGCTGCGGCCGCGCCATCGGCACGCAAGCGCAGCGCGGCAGAGGGCGCGGCCGCAGCGATTCATACCCCCCCGAGTAACACGGGGGTAAACAAAACAAGGAGTGGTTATGGGGGCTGACGAAAAGCTTGTACTTGAAGGCGGTCGTTTGATGTTCCTTTGTGAAAAGCGCCAGCTTGATGCAAAGGCTCAAAACGGAATCGTTCCCGACTACTTCCGGTTCACGATCAAGCGGGAAAACATCCCTTCATCGCGTCGCATTCCTGGCGACACGAACGACGAGGATTTGGCCCGTTGGTTCGCCCATCTGTTCGCCCAGTTGCTCGGCTTCGTCGTCGGCGTAGACCGTCCTGGCCGCGACTACTACGAGTTCACCACCACTATCGATAACGAATGGGGCCACGAGGTCGCCAGCGTATCGGCAGGCGGCGAAAGCCAGCGCGGCAGCATCTGTTTTACCGTCAAGGGTGAAGGTTGCACACATGCCCGCAAAGGCTGGGAAAAGCGCGTTCACGACTACTTCGAAGAGTTCAAGCCCACGATCACGCGCATCGATCTGGCAAAGGATTTCTTCGACGGTGAGGTGTGCATTGCTGAGCTGGTCGGCCTCTACAAAGCCCACGAGTTCAGCTACCGCCGCCGCATGCCTAAGCACAGCTGCCACGGCTCATGGCTCGATGTTGAAGGCGTCATGGGTCACTCGCGCACCTTTCAGGTCGGCAAGCGTGAATCCGGCAAGCTCTTTCGCGGGTACGAAAAGGGCCACCAGTTCGCAATGATGGAAAGCCGTTGGCTGCGCTGTGAAGTCGAGTTGCGCAATGTGAACCGCGTCATCCCTTGGGATGCCATCGTGTCCCCCGCTGAATACTTCGCGGGCAGCTATCCGGCGATGCACCTCATCAGCAATCGCGAGATTGCAACGCCCGTGCCCACGGCCACCAAGGTTGCAGAGGCCAGCGCACAACGCTGCATCAACTGGGTGAAGCGCGTCGTCGCACCCACGCTCCTGCAGATCACAAAGATCATGCCCGACCACGATTGGCTCGAAGGCATGGTGCTCGATCAATCGCACCGTCGCGTACCTCGATCACTTCGCGGCCTCAGTGCCGCAGCAATGCAGCACGGCATTCAAGAAGCCCTGCGCACCTACACCGCCCAATTTACGAATCCCTGCGAACCGGCCGCATGGGCTCATTGACTACGCCGGAAACCATCCAAGGAAAACACCATGAAGTTCACGCAAAAGATCAATGTCGTAGGCATGAAGTCCAGCAAGGGCACGCTTGAAAACGGCACCGGCTACGACAGCACCAAGGTTTACGCCCTGGTCGATTTGGACGCCAGCAAAGGCACTGCAAAGGGCATGGCCAGCAGCGAATTCACGCTGGGCAGCAGCGAAGAATTCCAAGCGTTTAAGCACTTGCCGTTTCCATTCGAAGCCGAAGCCGATATGGAAATCGTCACCAATGGCAAGACCCAAAAAACCGTCATGCACGCGCTCAAGCCAGTACGCGTTGCAGCGGCTCCGAAGGTCTAACCAAGCAAGGGCACCGGGCACGCAAAACGCAAAAACGTTCCCGGCCACGCATATGCATATCGAACCCCGCTACTACGTCCAAAGCACAGAGGATCACACCTTCCTCCGTGCTGATGGTGATGGCGGCATTGACTATGTGCCCCTCATCACAAGCGCTATGCCTTTCACATCGGCAGAGGCTGCGGCGGATGCCGTAGTTGATCACTGCGGTGGCGAGGGCGTTGTGTTTCGCTGCTACCAATTGGAGCGTGACTAATGGAAATCGATCTCTCTCTGTTCGCCCAGCGCATCGCGATGATCGCCATCCTCGGCGGCTTCGTCGGCGGTGTGCTTGCCATCCTCGCGCATGGCGCAGTAGTCGCCATCTCTGACCGCCTCCGCGCTCGCGCCAGCACCCTGCAACGGGTCTCACAGGCACGCATCCGCCAGCAGGCAATTCTTCGGGCCATGCCACGTGGCTGACCCCACCGTTATCGAATGCCCCAGCACCTGCACGGTGACTGTGGTTCACGAGTTAAGCCTCCCGCCTCTGCAGCTCACAGCAGAGGAAGGAGCAGCCATCGCGGGCGCCGTCCTCGCGATCTGGGCCGTTGGCTATGCCTTCCGCATGGCTATACGCGCCTTGAACATTGACGGCAATTCATCCACTCAATCTGAGGAAAATTGAAATGACTCAAGCAATCAAGCGCGGCCTCGTTGCCGCTGGTGTCCTGACCGTTGTGGGCTCTGCCAATGCTGCCGCTATCGATGTGACCGCTGTGGTTACTGACATCGGCGCCCAAGCCACCCCAATCGCCGCTATCGGCGCTGCTGTGCTGCTGCTCGTTGTTGGCATCAAGGCCTTCAAGTGGGTTCGCCGCGCCCTGTAATCGGTCGCTGCATGTGTCCCTGACCGGCCGGCAGGGGCCTTGCAAAAGCTCACGTGGTGGGCTTCTTCAAGGTGCAAAACAAATGGGCCTCTTCGTCATCCTCGCAATCCTCGGTGCAGCATGGTTCATCTTCACCGCCTGATACTTGCCTTTGTTCTTGCGTTCGTCTCGTTGCAGGCATCCGCAGTCATCACGCCCGTTGTCCAGTATCGCGACAGCTTGGGACGTGTCGATACTGTCAGCGGCTTGGTTGCATGGTGGCAAGCCTATGACCCTAAGTTTGCATGCGGCGGCGGCTCTTTGGATAAGGCTGCCACATGGGAGGCTCGAAACGTCACTGCGCAGCAATTTGACCTCTACAAAGTTGGCTCTTATTGCAACGATCAGGGTACGTACAACACCTATGTGCAGAGTCCTACTGCAGCTGGCTCATCTTGCCCAATAGGCTCTGCTCTTTCGGGTGGCTCCTGTCAGTGCCTTTCCCCGCTCGTTGAAGTTGGCGGCGAGTGCAAGTTGCCTTCCTGCCCCGTTGGCCAGCATGAGGAGGGCGGCGCGTGTGTCCCTGATGCATGCAAGCCTAACGAAACCCGCGTCAATGGTGTGTGTGTCCCCGAGCCTCCTTGCCCTACCGGTCAAACCCGCGTGAATGGTAAGTGCGTCCCCAGCAAGTGCCCGTCACAAGGCACAGTGTCTGATCAGTGGTATGAGGTCACATCCCCCGGCACCAGCGCTACATGCCTCTACAACAACAACGATGGCACCTACTGCACCATGAGCGTCAAGCCCAGCGTTATTGCAAGCTCTGGTGGGTCGACCACGTACATGGGTGGTTACGGCGTCTATACCGGTGGTACCTGTGGCCCCTCAGAACCCGGCAAGCCCACACCGGTGGACCCCGAAAAGCCTGAAGGTGACCCCGACAAGGGCACCAAACCTCCCGGACCTAACGATCCCAAGCCGGATACCAAACCCGGCGGTCAGCCCGGAGGCCCTGGCAACAATCCGACGCCGCCAAACCCTGATGGCAAGTGCCCCGAGGGCACCTACAAATCAAACGGCGGTTGTTACCCCAAAGACCCGCCTAAGCAGCCGCCAGACAACGATGGGAAGTGTCCAAATGGCTACATCAAGATCGCAGACAAATGCGTGCCGTTGATGCCCACGCCGGACAAGGAACCCGGCGAAGAAAAAGACCCTTCCTCGTTTGGTGGCCAGTGTGAGGCAGTGACCTGTGACGGTGATGCTATCCAGTGCGCCATTGCTCGCGATCAGTACCGCCGTTCGTGTCAGCTCATGGACAAGGAAAGCGCTGAATCGCAGCTCTACGCGTCCAACAAGGGCAAGGAGGGTAATCAGACCGGCAGCCTTCCCGGCAATGAAACCATCAGCCTGCAAGGCCGCATTGATACGTCCGACGCCCTTGGCGGCGGCTCCTGCTTCGGCGACCTGAACATCACTGTTTGGAATCAGGCGATCACGCTACCGCTAGCGAACCTCTGTCAATACCTCGCCATGCTCGGCAACATCCTGGTTGCGGTCTCAATGCTCATGGCGGCTCGCATCGTCACAAGGGGGTAACCCATGCCAATGTTTGTTGCTGCCATCGGCGGCATGTTGCTCAACCTCGTAGGCACGCTCGCCGGTCGTATCCTGATCGCCCTGGGCATCGGTGTAGTTACTTATACCGGCGTGTCCACATCGTTGGACTGGTTGAAGTCCGGTGCAGTCTCCGCGCTCGGTGGCCTGCCCGCAGACATGCTGAGCCTTATCGCCTTCATGAAAGTTGGCGTGTGCATCAGCATCATTACCAGCGCCATTGCGGCCCGCGCCATCATCAATGGCATCAGCGGCGACAGCTTCAAGAAGTGGGTCCTGAAATGACCTCAAGTATTTCGCCTGACTTGGCCCGCTGGTGCATGCCTCAATGGCGCCAGTATTGCAATGGCGTCCATTTGCTACTTGGCGCTAGTAACGCGATCATCGTGCAACGCTGGGGTAAAAAATGATCTACCTGACCACAGGCGCTAACGGTGCAGGCAAAACCCTGCTTACCCTCAAAGATGTACGCGCCCAGCAGCTCAAAGAAAACCGCCCGGTCTATTACCACGGCTTCGAAATGGACGAGGCCAAAGCAGCGGAATTCGGTTGGCAGAAGTTCGACCCCAAGGAATGGCAAGGCCTGCCCGATGGCTCCATTTGCATCATGGACGAATGCCAGAACGAATTCCCATTGCGGCGCTCTGGCTCTGATGTTCCGGACTACATCCAAGCCATCGCTCAGTTCCGGCGCAAGCGTGGTTTTGACTTCTGGATGATCTGCCCTCATCCATCGTTGATCGATGTGTTCGTTCGTCGGCTGATCGATAAGCCATCATGGCATCGCCACCTGAAACGCACCTTCGGCGCTGATATGGTCAGCGTTCTGCGCTTCGCGTCGCCAGACATGAAATGCGAAGAGCCTGGCGCCGGTGCTCGCGGCGAAGTGTCGATTGTGGCCTATCCCAAGGAGGTCTATAGCTGGTACCGCTCGGCCAGCTTGCACACCGGCAAAAAGAAAATCCCGCGCGCCGTGTTCGTCCTGGCTGCCTGCGCCATTGCCGTTCCCTCTGCCATGTACTTTGCAATCACTGGTGTTTACGGTAACGTCACAAAGCAGGCCAAAAGCGCTACAGAAAATGCAGCAAACCAGCCAGGCGGAAATGCCCCGGGTTCGCTAGGCCAGAACGGGCGGCAGGTTGCGCAAGTGATGACCGCTGCAGAGTACGTAGACAGCCGCACGCCGCGCCTCAAAGACTTTGCGCACACTGCCCCTGCCTACGACGATGTGACCAAACCCACAGAAGCGCCATATCCTGCGGCCTGCGTCCAGATGGGCAAAACCTGCAAGTGCTACACCCAGCAGGCAACCCTGCTGCAGGTGTCCGGCGCTGTCTGCCTCCAGATCGTGCAACAGGGCTTTTTCATGGATTGGAAAACCGCCCAGCGCGGCGAATTCATTCCAAGGGATAGGGGCGACTACCGGCACCAGCGCGAGCCTCTCCCGCAGGCCCAGCAAGTGGCCCAGATGGACCCTGTGCGCGCTGTCCCGGCCCCAATGCCTCCCGCGCGCCCTGAGCCTCCTCAAAGCCAGTACCTGCAGGGCCTTGCGGCTCGTAACGCCCAGGTGCGATCAAGCCTGCAGTGATTCAGCCGCGCCTCGATTGCTCGCGTGCGTCTGCTTCTTCCTCAAGCATTAGCACCCACCGGTAACCCTCTGGCGCTTCGGGCCGGCTGAATGGCGATGGCCCGCCGTTCTTTTCTTCCTTGTCGGCAAAGAACAGCAGATAGGCCGCCTGGATAAGGCCCATGCCGGACAGCGCCAGCAGCGCGTAATAGGTGAAGTAAGGTATTTGTTTCATGTCGCTAGAAATCGCGCAGGGGTGTCTTTTCAACGGATTGCGGCCAGTGTATTGCCGTTAAGTTTTGGCGTTTCGTTCCCGGTCCAAAACAAAGGAGGTTGAATGCTTGTTGGGTATGCGCGAGTGAGTACACAAGATCAGGACACTGCTTTGCAGCGGGATGCGCTTGCTGCGCATGGTGTGCATCGCCTGTTTACTGAGTCTGGCTCTGGTGTTGGTCCTCGCCCTCAGTTGCAAAAGGCTCTGGCATCGCTTGGTCGTGGAGATACGCTCGTCGTCTGGAAGCTCGATAGGGTGGCTCGTAGCTTGCCTGATCTCCTTGCCATTCAGGGGCGTTTGAAGGCTGCCGGGTCGTGTATTCGTAGTCTTACTGAGCCGCTAGACACCACCAGCCCATTCGGTGAGTTCACTTTTCAAGTGTTGGGTGCTGTGGCCCAGCTTGAGCGCTCAATGATTCGTGAGCGCGTCATGGCTGGTCAAGCAGCTGCGCGTGCTCGTGGTAAGCGTTGGGGTCGGCGTCGTGCGCTCTCTGCAGAGGATGAGGCGCAGGTGGTTTCTATGTATTTGTCCGGCGCTTGCACGATGGATGAGCTGGCCGATATGTGGGGCGTTGGTCTTGGCACTGTCAAGTGCGCGATCTATCGAGTGATACGGCCAGACGCTCCGTATCTCACGAGGGTTAGGGCTTCGGGGTCAAGGGGTGGAACCCCTTGATTTTGCGTAGCGCTGAGGCTGTCGAAAAGTACAATTTGCGCATGTTGAAAGCTCCCCAAATTCTAGTCAGGACGCTTGTCCTTGCTGCCAGTGCGGCAGCCCTCTTCGGTTGTGGCCAGCGGGGGCCGTTGTA